CCGCTAATCAAACCAAAAACCAAACGATATTCGAAGTACCAGACAAGTGGAAAGTTGGAGCGTTTGTTAGTGGTGGATATAATTACTTAGGTTTCTTTTTAAGTGGTAGTCAGGGATGGGCTACTGCAAGTGTTAGCTCATCAATTTATGATGGCAACTGGCATAGTATTGCATTAAGAAGAGAGAATGCAACAGATACAATAACCGACAACCAAGTTTACACGCTAGTTACAAAGCAAGCAAACTATTTAAAAGTTGTTGTAACCGAAACCGCATCCCTAAGCATAAACGGATCAACAAGCTCTTCATATAACAACAGCTTTGTAACGTCTGGAAGTTTATGGATACCTGGAAGTGGATCCTTTACAATAGCACAATCACACTCAATGGCTATTTTGTCAGGAAGTGTGCAAGAGTTTAGACTGTGGGCAGCACCTTTGACTGATGACATATTAGACAATCACACGCTAGCTCCAACAAGCTACCAAGGAAACACTGATGGAGTGTTCACTGGAAGTACGTCAAGCTTTGCAACACTAGCTTATAGATTAACGCTAGGAGCTGACAGCAAAAAGACAATCGACACATCATATCCAGCAACTTCTAGTTTTTACTCTCAACACCCAAACCAAGACATAACACTACCATCAGCGTCTTTTTACAACTTCACTAGTTCGGCATACTTAGCAGTTGTAGAAGAAAACTCACTTGAGTGGCCTGATTTGGGAGCTAATAGAAGCATAAGCAATAAAGTACGAATCGATAGCACTGTATTAATTGGCAATCAATTGTATCGTAACACACGAGCAGAGAAACCATTAACAGATAACTATCCACCAGACAGCCCTCGTTTAGGTATATTCTTGTCACCAACAAATGAAATCAACCAAAACATAGCAGAACAATTTGGAGGACTTAGTATTGATGACTTCATTGGAGATCCAACCTATCTACAGCTTGACAACTATCCTGCATTAGCACAGCTACAACGAGAATATGGTAAAAAGTATACTAAGATAAACAAGCCAAATCAGTATGCTCGTTTATTGGATTTATACAATTCAGCATTATTTCAGTTAATTAAAAGGTTTGTACCTTATCGTGCAAACTTACAAACTGGTCTATTAATAGAACCAACGCTTATAGAGAGAAGTAAGTTAACAATCAAACAACCGACTGTTAATGATCTTTCATATACTGCTTCTATTGACTTGACCAATCCATTCCCTCCATCAGGAAAGGTAGAGGATCCAACAAACGACCCACTAGCAAACTATGTTCCAGTAGCCACTATTGGAGGTGATGAGTCTGACTATCTTGTATTAGAGGGTTCAGCACAACAGATTGTTCCTATTAACGATGACGCAATTAACTTATACGAGTTTGCGTTTGATCAGAGCGAGTATGGTCCATGTATTAACATGGGTACAGATGTAATTGAATTGTCAGGATCAGCAGGTGGAGAAGTATTTGAAGAAGCTGAAGGAACAATAGATTTAGGTGTAAATGGGGCTGGATGGAACTCACGATACTTAGGATCCAAGTATGCGTATATGACCTACGTGTCTAGCGGAAGTAATCCGAGAACCTTAACATATACAACAGCAAGTCGTTACGACGAGTACGAGGCTATTGAACCAACAATCCTAATAAACACCTACAGTAGTCGCATCGCTCCAGGAGGACAGATGTATGATCAAAATATCTACTATAGTAGATTGTTCACAGGCCAACGAGCATTTACAGCTTCTGTAGCCTTCTCGTCATCAAACGCAACTGACCTACATCCACTCACAGATAGATTTGGTTTACGATTTACTAGCTCTTTTTCGGGAAGTGGACCGGCAGCAGCTACTTACGGAGGAGGTACTTATGGTACTAGCTTATATGGCGCAGCTGGATTACCAGATTCTATATCACCGTTTACTAGTAGTTTTTATTGGTCGCTTGATAGTACAAATGGCTTATACTTTAAACCTTATACAGCCGGCACAGGATTGTATACTGGATCGTTTGCCATAGATGCATTTATGTATGATAGAGCTGATAGTCGAACTTACGATTATTTATATCGTGTAACCATTACAACCGATTTGACAGGAAGTAGTGGTGATCCTAAAGTTTCGCTTTATTTTGGAGGCTTTGATTCTAGCGTAACCCAAAGCTATACACTGTCAGGAAAACAAACAAACACATATGTTACAAAGGCTATCGGTACTGAGTTGGGTGTGCGTGTACAAAAGAGCAGCTTTTCAAACACTGAATACATTAAAGTCTTAGACTTAAAGGTAGAACCATTAAACTACCGAGCACAAGTACAAGATTTTCACTTAAACTCCTCTCGTGGAATGATTAACGCACGATACGAAGGATGTAAATTAACGTCTACAGACTACAACGTAGATAGTCCGGACACTATTGATAATGGCCCAGTAATTACCGTTACGCTGGTTGGAGGTTCAGTTTTAGCAACATCACCATCAACTCAACCAGGAACTTTCCAAATTCAGTAGTTTTCCAAAATATGATATATTTATAGTAAGAACCAATAATACATTTACACGTGGGATACTTAGATAATACGACCGTTACCGTTGACGCGATCTTAACAAATAAAGGGCGTCAAGTTTTAGCAGCAGGCGGGCGATTAAACATTGTAAAATTTGCATTAGCTGATGATGAGGTTGACTACGATTTGTGGAACCCAGCACACACGCTAGGTACAAACTACTACGGAGCTGTGATCGAAAATATGCCAGTGCTAGAAGCTTTACCAGATGAGACGCAAATGATGCGTTATAAACTAATTACGTTACCAAAAGACGTTATTGGTATTCCGGTAATCAGCATTACACCAACATCAGTAAGCTTTACCTCCTTAACACAGGAGATCACTATTACACCAAGTACATTAAACCTTCAAGGTGGAAACTCCTCAATGGGATATACAGCAGTGTTAAGTGATGATACTGTTGCATCTTTAGAGGTTGCTACAGATGGTGTTATAACTAAGCCACAAACTAGCTTGACAACAAATCAGCAGTCAATTCCTGGAGTAGCTACGGTAGCAGATACAAGTGCAACTAGCTTTATGGATGACGAAATCACTGGAGTATCAACAACTGGTAAGACAATTACTCGCACAGGATCTAAGTTTGTATTGAAAGCTAAACCACAAGCAAACACAAATCAAATTGTAAAGGCGCTTTTAACAATCATCGGTAATGAAACGGGTGGATTTAAGACTGTCGTTGTAACAGTGAATCCGTCTGGATTCTTAACACAAGATATTGCAACTGGACTTGCAGGATAAACTAGATAATTAATAACAATGGCAGAAATTTATAAGAACTTTACAGACGACGACATCGTACCAGGTGATATCCAAATCATATCACAACCAGTATGGTCTGAAGACATGAACCCATACTCACGATCATTCGGTGGAGCTACTGGAATCGGATTTTTTACACAATCTGCGCAGGTATCTCAGTCAGGCGAGTACTACGTTAATGTGTATCACAGAAATCCACAAACAGATGCTAATGGAGCTGTTCAGTTTGCGGTAGCTTACGGACACAGATTGGGTAGTGGATCTTATGGTGATCCAAATACGGTTGGTCAAAACCAAAATGATACACCAACTAGAGCTATCTACTCTCAGTACAAAAACCAATTACTACCACCTACTGATACTGCCTTTACATTTGGAAACGATACTCCAAACGATATCATGGTGATTAACGTTGCAAGAGCTCGATTCCGTCAAAAAATCGATCCAGGAAACTGGGAATTACGAATTGCAAGTGGAACTTTAGCTAACGCAAATGCTTACTCATCGTTTATAGATAATAGCGGAGAAGAAGATACACCAACACTAAACGAAGCAGGACGAGTAATAGGTATCTATAGTGGATCAGGAGCTGTTACAGCTTCTAGTACAGTATATGGATTATTCTATCCAGATCACGGGGTGTTAGTATTTAATGCATCGCGATTGAAAACAGAATTAGGTGTACCATTTAATTCATCATCTGCTGCTACTTTATCGGGATTAGGATCTCAACCTAAAAACTCCGTAACAGCTTCAATGCACATTTCTGCTTCATCGTATTTCGCAGCCAGAAGCCAGGAAAAAGTAACATCAACGCACTATTTTGTTCGTGTTACAAATAAAGCCTTTAACTTCTCAAACAACCCAACATTCGTAACAGGAAGCTCAGGTACATTTACACACGCTAGTATGCTACGTAATCCGAGTGTGTACATTACGACAATTGGTATGTACGATAATAACAATCGCTTATTAGCGGTAGCAAAATTAAGCAAGCCATTATTGAAAAGCTTCAACCGAGAAGCCTTAATCAAGGTTAAGTTAGACTACTAAACTTAAGCAATATAAACTAAGTGGAACCCGTGGACGCATGCGACTGCGGGTTTCTTTTTCTAAGCCTATTTATATCAAATGGCAGGAGTTTTTAAAAACCTAGACGCATCCGATATTAGATTAACACCATTTCAAACTCATAAGAAATGGAACGATACAGTATGCTATAACAATCACTACTCAACAGTACAGGCAAACCCTATCAGTGTAGGTGGTTTATTGGGTATTGTAAACAGAGCCTACGCTACGGACACAAGTAGTAGTAGGGTTTTAAGATTAGATTCAAGCGATAATTATAGCGTATTATCAACTCAAGCAATTCCAAATCTATCTGGAAGCAAATACGGAATAGACGGAGCTCAAGCGTATATTACATCTTACGGAACAGACGGTAGTTATGCTACAGTAACGGCACTTTCATCCACACTTACCATAGCAGCAGGAGGTAGCTATACAAGCTCGGTTGTCACAGTACCATACGATGTATCTTACAATGTATCAAGCTCTACGGAGTCTTTTATATATGTTGCCGGTGAGGGTGGTATTAGTGCAAAAAAACTCAACGTTACTACTGGTGCTTTTTCTGGAACAGAACAAACAATAACAAATCTAGGAAACCCATCACTAACTTCCTCTTTTTATGCAATTAATGCAGAAGGGAAAGGCAATAACAATCGCATCATTGCGGTTTCTGTAACCGGATCAGACACATACGCATTAACTTTATCAGGAAGCTTTGCTACAAATACACTAGTTGCTGCTGGATCGAGTTCTATTGGATCAGCAGCGGGAATACTACCACAAACGCTATTGTATAGTAAAACGCAAGATTTATACTTTTTGCTAATGCAAAATGGGTATTTGTATAAAATTCAATCAAATGCGTCTTCATCGCTTATAACAGCAGATGTTGCAGAGATTGTACAAAACCAATCTAACTACATATCGGGTTCTACATCGTATCGTGACACAGAAATACACGTAGTATTTAACTCAGGTCAGATAGGTTTAGATTGTGTAGCAACAGCACTACCTGCAACTTATGAAAAGGTGGTTGATGCAAGACAGTGGATCGCCCGCAAGCCAATGGTAAAAGCTTCAATGCAATCAAACATTGTATCTGGGTCTTTGGGAATCTTTGCTGGATCAACGTCGAGTTTTGATGAGTCTGTGTTCTTTACAGTTAACACTTCAACTTACGAAATATCTGACCCAATCCACATGGGAGCTACAAAAGGTGACTTACGGATCAGTGCATATAATCTTAATAATTTTGTTGGGTATAACTCATCTTTCAATAATAGGTTCGTTCAGTTTGATTTAAACAACACAACCTTTCAGCAGTACAAAGCCAATTACAATCCACAACCATCACACCCAAGCTATAATCCACTCAACACACTATTCGATCAAGGTAATCCAACCTTTCAGTATTACGAACCAATCACAACAAATGGTAAGTTCCAGCGAGTAGTGCATCAGTCGATTGATCATTTATATTACCGATCTTTTTATGAGAATACAAAAGCGTGTTTTGGAAGTGGAAACATTAACACACAGAATCGATTTATAGAAGATCAAGCAATAGTACTAAACCTACCACAGAGCAGGTTTGGTGAAGCTATACAGCAGGGATCTGTAACAATTAATGCAAACTACTCAGTAAGTCAGAGTAACAATAATAGTTTAGTTATTGTTGATGACTTATTTGGAAACCTATACGTGTCAGGTGGATATGTTTCATCCATAAATGGGACAACTATTATTACAGGATCAATATCAAGTAGTACAGTCGGAGAGTGGCCAACATTAGAGCTATACAAATATCACACCAAAGGTCCGGTTAGTTTTACTAGTAGCTTTAATAAAGGAAACTGGCAAATGCAAACTAACTACACTAATGTTAGTTTTGTTTCCTTGACTGGATCCACAGTTCCAATACCATCTTCTGCAGAGTTATTAGGTGTAGTACCACAATTTAGCGGGTCAATTAGCTCAAGTATTATAATCCAACCAGGACCGGTACAAGATTATAAACGCAACTATAACTTTGAAAATGGTGATTTTACAATCACTATGATGTTACAAGCGTCAGCTACTTCATCTCATGCATCAGGTTCTGTTATAATTGCAAAGCAAGGAACAGAGGAGGATACAGCAATTGACATTAATGGTAACCCATACACATACGCTGCTGATAATCGCTCGCCTTATAGAATAACACTACAACCAAACTATAAAGTAGTATTTGAGCGAGATAACCTATTAGAGCAAGTACGCATTTCTGGAAGCATTTCACAAAATACATTACACCATTTAACTGTAATGAAAACTGGATCACAGATGAGACTCTACATTGACGGAGCTCTAATATCCTCTGGATCCGATGTGCAGATCAACAAGGGGTGTTCAAATAGTGGACCAGTTACTATAGGTAATCTATACACACAAGATCGAGGCTTTGATGGAGTTATTGATAACGTGAAGATTTACAACAAAGCACTTACCACAGCTGATATACAATTATCTCACCACACACTAGGAGCTAATAACACTACCGTCGGAAATATATTCTACAATCAAGGAATGATGGTACTGGGATCCGTTCCAGCTAGATACATGGATATCGAAGAAGTTACTGTTCGAGGTACCCACACTATTTGGGAAAAAGAAATTACGTGCACTATTGGAGCAGGTGAGTTCAATCGCAGCAATAATCCTAGTTTGCAAGTATACAACCCTGCATCTAATCAGTTTGAGTTTAGACCATTTACTACTGGATCGTTTAAACCATATGTTACAACAGTAGGACTATACGATGACCAGGGTAGAATGTTAGCTGTCGCTAAAATGTCGACACCACTACAATTACCTAACAACGTAGATACAACAATTGTAGTTAAGTTTGACACGTAATGCGAGACGACGAGTACGAAGTTTGGTTTCCAGATCAATCATTTTAATATGGCAAAAAGAAGAGTTACAACAAAAAGGCAAACTGCCTTAAAGCACGGTTTTAGAAGTGGGCTTGAGGAGGATCTAGACAATACACTCAAATCACAAGGAATTGATGGACAGTACGAGCAACATAAGATTGCTTATGTGAAGCCAGCCACCCAACACATATACACACCCGACTTTCGATTACCTAACGGAATCTTTATTGAAACTAAAGGTCGATTTGTATTAGAAGATCGCAAAAAACATCTGCTAATTAAACAACAAAGTCCAGAACTCGATATTCGCTTTGTGTTTCAAAATGCTAAAAATAAACTACGGAAAGGATCAAAAACAACCTACGCTGATTGGTGTACCAAAAACGGATTCCAGTACTGTGAGGGAACAATTCCATCAGAATGGTTGGCTGAATAGGTTTATTTCCGTATAGTTACTTTGATGACTAGTATACAAACAGAGACTGTCCTGAGCATATTGCATTCGCATTTAGGCAAATCGACTCCACATAAAAACGGAGAACGAAGCTTTTCATGTCCATTTTGCAATCACTATAAGAAAAAGCTACAAGTAAATGTTGTAAGCCAAAAGTGGCATTGCTGGGTATGTAATGCCAAAGGACAAGCGATTGGGTCACTCCTCAGAAAGAGTAATGCACCGAGTCATGTCTTTCCTAAAATCAAAGAAATTTACGGAAATGCAGGTCCAACTACAACAAACACCACAACAACGGTATTGGCCAACCTGCCAGAAGCTTATAAGCCTCTGTATGTAAAAAGCAACTCACCCGACTATCGTAATGCACTACACTACGCTGTGAAGGTTAGAGGTCTTACAGCCATTGATATACTCAAATATCAAGTAGGATACTGCGAGAGCGGACCATACGCTGGAATGTTGATTGTTCCTAGCTATGACGAGGATGGTCAGTTAAACTACTATGTAGGTAGAAGCTTCTACGATACAACTGTAAAACACAAAAACCCACCAATATCTAAGGATGTAATTGGTTTTGAGAGTCACATTAATTGGAACGAACCAATTACAATTGTAGAGGGAGCTTTTGATGCAATTGCAACTAAACGCAATGTCATACCACTATTTGGAAAAAAGATACTACCTAAGCTGCGAGCGAAGATTTTGCACCACAAAGTACCAAGAATAAACTTAGCACTAGATCCAGATGCATACAAGGACTCACTAGCTGAGATCGAGTACTTCTTGAATAATGGAATGGACGTACGCTATGTAGAATTGAATACTAAAGACCCTAACGAAACAGGGTATCCACGCATGATTGACGCAATAAGTGGCGCAAATCAAATAACATTCTTTGATCTCATTCAATATAAGATAAACATATGATAAACAAGATTAAGTCAGACATACAAGTTGTTGATCACATCTTCCACATTGCAGATATACATTTGCGCAACTGGAAGCGTCATAAAGAGTTTAAGGAGGTTTTTGATAAGATGTTCACAGAACTAGATCAATGTCCACCAAACACTATTGTCACAGTAGGAGGAGACATTGTGCATGCCAAGACAGACATGAGTCCGGAGCTGATTAGCATGGTTACTTACTTGTTCAAGGGGTTAGCTGACAGACGTCCAACCATCGTTATTACAGGAAATCACGATGCTAACCTCAACAACAATCACCGACTCGATGCTTTGACACCAATTGTGGAGAGTAACAGCCATCCAAACCTATTCTACCTACGCAACTCAGGATTGTATGAAATAGGTGACATTGCTGTGAGTGTGATGTCGTTACTCGATGAACCGGATAAATACGTTACTTACGACAAGATAAAGAACCCATCTAAGTACAAAAAGCTTGTAGCGTTGTATCACGGTACGATTGCTAATAGTCAGGTAGACAGTGGATTGACATTGGAGCATGGACTGAACTGGGATACATTTGCAGGATACGACGTAGTGCCGTTAGGAGACATACATAAGCGTCAAGTATTGAGTAAACAGCAGCCAGCTATCTTCTATCCAGGATCACTCGTTCAGCAAAACTTTGGAGAGGTGTATGACGGTCATGGGTATGCTTTTGTCACACTAACCGAAGATGACAACGTTGAATACACATTCCATGATATCCAAAATGATTACGGATATTACACGTTAGACATTACGGATGGAGTGTTGCCAGACAACTTACCAATCACAGCTAAGACAAACCTACGCATCCGTACTCGCAATACAGACTCAGCTCAACTAAAGCGCATTCTTGCAACAATACGCAAAGAATATAAAAACAAAGATGCAGTAGTAGTTAAGCTAGATAAAGGCGCTAGTGGTACTAGCTCTGACTTGACAGACGCTAGCCTAAACCAAGGCGACGTACGTAACATTCAGTATCAAAACGCACTCCTGAGTGAGTGGATGGACGTAGCCGGTACCGACAATGATACTAAGGCAAAAGTACTGGAGATTAATAAAAAACTCAACGCAGAGTTGCAGTTACCCGAACTAGCACGTAATGTGGTATGGAAACCAAAGAAGTTTACGTTTAGCAATATGTTTAGTTACGGTGCAAACAATGTGATAGACTTTAGTACTAAAGTAGGTACGTGTGGATTGTTTGCGCCTAATCATGCTGGTAAGTCTGCTGTATTAGACGCTTTGTGTTTTTGTTTATTTGATCAATCGTTTAGAGCTAAATCAGCTGATCAGGTGCTTAATCGTAAGTGTGAGGACTTTGAGTGTGAGTTTAACTTTGAACTAGAAGGAGTCAGTTATTTTATTCAAAAGCGAGCTTTCAAGTACCGTCACGGCGCTCTAAAAGGAAGACTTAGAGTTGAGATAGATTTCTGGTACATAAACGAGGATGGTGAGAAGGTTTCACTTAATGGTGAGCAAAGAAGAGATACAGATAAAATCATTCAGTCTTATGTTGGAACGTTTGATGACTTTATTTTAACAGCATTATCGTTACAACAGAATAACTCAAACTTTATTGATAAAACACAGAGTGAGCGTAAGGACTTGCTAGCAAACTTCTTAGATGTTACTATATTTGACTCACTATACGAATTAGCAAATAAGAACAATCGAAAGGCTACAATTGCTTTAGAGGAGTATCAAAAGCAGGATTTCGAAACCAAGCTAGGAGATGCTGAAAGATCAAAAGAGCT